ATTTACGCGTTTTATAAAAAATAAATAAAATGAATCCTTATCGCACACCTGCTACTACCAAAAGAAGACGTGTGAGTAGTCCACCGTCCAGTCGTTTTTTACGTGGTGTTGATACTTTGGCCGAAATGGCAGCTACAGCAGCTGGACATGGAAATACTTACAAAGTTGGAAAAAAGTTAGTGAATAGAGTTAGGAAATCGCTTAGGGGAAAAATTCAAGAAAAGAATCAATCTAACACTAAGGTAAGTTACGTGAAGAAAGGAGGTCAAGCTGGAGTTTTAGCCGGTAAAATTAAGAAACCTGGAAAAAAAATTAATCGGAAGTATAATACTATGCAGCAATTGGGTATATCTACTCGTGAAGAAGTACGCTTTCAAGATGATATTGGTACAAATAATGAAAGTCGTTTAATAGGTCACACTTCGCTTCCTGTTCGTGCCACGTATTATAATATGTTTAGAGCTATAGTTAAGGCTTTAGCGTTGAAGGTAGGTATTCACGTTCCAGCTTTGACAGAGACTGTAATTTTGTCTGGAACTTTGACTATAGTATATTATGAAAATTGGACTACTAATACAATTAGTACATCAACTTACAATATTAGTCCGCTTATAGTATACACTTGGCAGACATTGGCAGATGGAATTGCTGATTGGTTTTTATCTTTTGGATCACTGTTTTCTAATACGGCTGATCCTACTAGAATTAGATGGGATCGAATTCGATTTATACCTACATCTGTTATGGATGGTAATGTTGTTGAATTACCTTTTTCACAGTTGTTTATAACTGTAAATTCTAAGAGTATGTTAAAGTTTCAAAATCAGTCTGGTGTTTATAAAGGAGCAGGGGAACCTAAAGAAGCAACAACTGATGATGTAGATAATGTACCTGTGGAGTGTCATACTTATTACGTTACAGGAAATCAATTTATACATCAAAACAGAAAGAGTTCGGCAACAGTAGGTTTGTCGTTTCTTGGTTTTGATCAGACGTTTACTAATAATGTAGTTGGATCTGAACCTGTACCTGCGCATCAGATATTGAATTGCACAGGTAAAGACAAGATTATGATGGATCCAGGACACATAAAAACTTCTATTATATCATATAAAAAGAAGATGTTGGTAACTCAATTAATGCGATTGTTAGTTCGTAAAGTAGGTTCAGGTGCATGGGTATTCAATGATGACGCATATGTTAAAGCATTAGGACATTCCCGTGCATTACACATTGACCGAGTTATAGGAGCTTTTTCAGGAAAAGTTAGATTGATGGGAGAATGTGAATTGAAGCAAGTAGTTATGGTGAATGGAACTAGAAATACTGCTACAGATCAGTATGAAAAACAAACAAATTAATAAAATTATTATTTATTAAAGCTGCCCGACTGGCAAGTCCCCCCCGGGAGGGTCACCGAAGGTAACATGAGGGAAGAATCGTTTACCCCCCAGAAAGACCCGATTGTTTATAACAGGCCCCGCCAGGATGAGCAAAATTGGGCCTCAGCCCTATTTTGGCATAACACGTGACTGTTCCAAGGTTGCGCAAGGTGGGGAAACAGTATTACCCCCACCTTGGCACATGGCACAAGTCTAGACCTTGCCATGGCCCGATGATCGGAAAATTGGTTTTGATCATCGAAGCGGAGTCGGAAGAAGAAATTTAATTCCCGACACGCATATATAAGCAGCGGCATTTTAGTGTAAACTCAAATGTCTGCTGCAAAAAATTGGTGCTTTACTTTGAACAACTATACTGATGTTGAAATTATCAAATTGGATACAATGTTTGATCATGGACATTTTAATTATATTGTTTATGGAAAAGAAGTTGGTTCAGAGGAAAGAACACCACATTTACAAGGATATGTTCAATTAAAAAAGAAACTCAGATTAAATCAAGTTAGACAGTTGATATCTCCACGTGCACATTTGGAAGTTTCACGTGGTTCACCAGAATTGGCATCTCGATATTGTAAGACAAGAGTAGAAGATGACTTTATTGAACAGGTATGAAAGACAATGATTTTATTGAAAAGGGTCAAATTACCCATATTGGAGGTATGAATTTGAATTTTGCTAGAATAATAAATTCCGGTGGATTCTAAAAAATAGTGCGAAATGACCTTGAGTCCCTTAAAGAATCTATTAAAGCAGGCAAAAGAGGCCTTGAGTTGATGGAAGAACACTCAAAAGAATATGCAAAATATCCCAGGTTTATACATGATTATATACGCGCTTTGGAAGAATCAAAAGTTACGCGTCAAGAGTTAGTTCCGCGTGATGGATGGCAACAGCAATTATGTGAGGACTTGTCTGGAACACCAGACTCGCGTAAAATTATATGGATTGTTGATAGTGTTGGGAATACTGGGAAAAGTTATTTTGCAACTCACTACACAAGTAGAACAAGTTATTACGTTACAGGAGGAAAATCCTCCGATATATTCTACGGTTATCAGTACGAGGAAGTTGTTTTCTTCGATTTAGCCAGAATGAAACAAGAGTATGTACAGTATGATGTGATGGAAGCATTCAAAAATGGTCAATTTTATTCAACTAAATATGAATGTAAAAACGTGAAATTTAACACGCCTCATGTGGTCGTGTTTTCAAATTTTCATCCGGATACACAAATGTTAAGTTCTGATCGTTGGGATTTACGCGTTTTATAAAAAATAAATAAAATGAATCCTTATCGCACACCTGCTACTACCAAAAGAAGACGTGTGAGTAGTCCACCGTCCAGTCGTTTTTTACGTGGTGTTGATACTTTGGC